CTAGTCTTGTTTTGCAATAGTCTCTGAGGATTCTTCCGTTGATTCACATTCCTCAGGTTTATTAATATCCTGCATGCCATCAAACCACATTACGGACTCCTCCTTTTCCTTATATTATTATACTATACTTATACTACAATCTGTATTATATGTCAACACTATTCTCAACATTCATTACCTAACATACATGACGTATGTGATTTTTTATATTTTAGCCTTTGGAGTTGCATTTGAAGCTTTGTCTATAGCCTTTTTATATTTATCATTTGCTTTTGCTATTTTATCTTCTGTATCATTCGCCCTTTGTGACCATTTTTGATACAAATTGATTATATTAGTAAAATAAGATTCGTTTTTACAAATATTTTGATATGAAATTCTAAAATACAAAAATTTTACTACGCTCAAATAGCTCTGATGTAATGATTGATATACCACATCGTCATCAGCCACGCCCTGAACAAATGTCATTGAAAACGCTTCTAATTTGTTTAAAAAATCATTAATTTTTCCTTTGTAGTACCCTTTTATAAAAGTTGCGTTAATGTTGCACTCTTTATTTGCTTCATCATCAGAAATAAGAGCAAATAATGGATTCATTTCAATTATACTGTTCATATGAAATAGATATATATTATTCAGAATGTTTTCTTTCATTCCATCTTTTATAAAGAATTCTTCAAGCGTTGCCCAGTCTTCTTCAAATAGCTTCTGAGATTCATCCTTGCTGAATTCTAAGTTTGGATTTCTTGCAATTTTATCAGATGTTATAATATCATAAATGTTTTCATGAGCCCTTAAAACTTCAATTATTTCATTAATTTCCTTTATTAGTTCCTGATAATAATTGGCAAGTTCAATGGCTTTCTCAATTTTATTCTTTTTCTTGTTATATCTATATGAAATAATTGATATAAATAACGCAACTAAACTTATTATTATTGGTACGCTTTTGATTATGTAATCCATATAATCTATTTTATCCCCATTCACATTTTTTTATCTCCGTTGTTTTTTACATTATATCACATTATTATATATAAATCAACAGTTATTTTAAAACAAAAACAGCCGACAAGGAATAATCCCTGTCGGCTGTCTTACTACCTACTTAATCTTTATTTTCTGCCCTGCATAAATAATGTTCGGGTTCTTGATACCATTGTTCTTGACAAGCTTCGCAACAGTGGTCTTGTAGCGCCGTGCGATGCCCGAGAGCGTGTCTCCACGCTTTACAGTGTACGTTACTGTCTTCTTGGCATGGCTTGCAGACGGCTTTGTGGTCGAACTGATGGTCTTCTTGAAGCCGTTCAGCCCTGCCGCCTTGATTTTCGCAGGATAGTCCACATAGCAGATATCCATGTCAACATTGCCGCTGATACCGCTGACCTTGCCACTGCTGGTGTACTGCCACATACCATAAGTGCCGCCGTAGTTGCAGCGTGAGCCATACTCAGCGACCCAAAGAGCATATCTCTTAGCGACGTAGGCAGATATGTACTGCTGTAAAGGCGAACGGCTGATATACAGTCCTGCCCAGTAGCCTGCATGTTCAAGTGCATTGCAGAAAGTCTTGACAAGGCTGTTGCAAAATGCTCTGCCCTTTGCGAACTGTGAACGCTCCTCGAGGTCAAAGTATATCGGATACTCAAACGTCTTGCCCTTGATAGCGTTGATACAGGTCTGAGCCTCAGCCTTTGCGTCCTCGACACTCGCCGCATAGCTATACCAGTAAGCACCGACTTTCAACCCTGCCGCCTTTGCCGCCTTGTAGTTTTTCTCAAAATATGGGTCTTTCTGATTAGCGTACTTGCCGAAGCCTGCACGAATGATAACGAAATCGACCCCCGAAGCCTTGACCTTCTTGAAGTCAACGCTCTGCTGATACTGTGAAACGTCAATGCCCTTAAATGTCTTTGCCATAAAAATTACTTCCTTTCTAAATCATCAATCCTGTGATTAGCCACCTTGATTTTCTCGTCGATCAAAGCATAGTCCTGCTCCAGCTTGTAAGTCCGTGCAATAACGGAATTGTGCTTGTCCACACGCTCAGACAGCTTGTCTATCTTGTACTCGATAAGCTTTTGGCTATCATACTGCGCCTGTTGCATAGTTTTACGGCTGTTAGATGCTATGACAAGCTGACACACTACCGCCGAAGCAGCTGTTATCAGTGCAACGATAATTGCTTCCGTCACTCGTCATCACCTGACTTTCTTTTGGCTGACTGCGTGCCAAAGTAGAACGATATCACCACAGTAAAAACTGTGATGAACTGCTCTGCTGAAATCGTGCGGCGCAGTGCCAGCACGCAGAAAACCGCTGTAAGCAGTATCGTTACTATCGACTTCACATCAATCAGCTTCGCTAACTTCTGTTTCATGGTATACCTCCTTTGTGATTTCTTTGAACTGCTCCGGGCTAATAACGCCTGCCCCGACAAAATCTCTGACCTTTGCCAGCGAATACACGCCCAGATCATAGAAACGTTTAATAATGCTGTAATACATCACTCGCCCTCCTCACCTATCAGCGTGCCTGTCATAGCAGCTGTGTATAGCACTTGTGCCATTATTTTGTCCTGCTCGGTCACTGTAGGTTTTTCAAAATCTTCTTGGGTCAGCCCCAGTTTGTCAGCCATTTTCTTTTGTAAATCCGTCATACGTTACCTCCCACTTCACTCAGCTTCACAACATACTCTTCTTCTGACGGCACTGGTATGCGATAGTTGTCATTGCTGTTTTTGAATGTCACTGAACCACCTGCTTCGACCTCGATGTTTCGCAGGAAATCATCTGGTATCAGGGTTGATATATCGGTTACGATAGGTGTATCTAACGCCTTGACTTCCGTTCCGTCAACAGTGTTGTTCTGCGTATAGGTCTTAGCCTCATAGTCTACCGCATTCCCCTCAACGCCGTAGCCAGGCAGTGCCTTGATTGCTTCGGGGATTGGGTGTTCGTTGCGGTGATATGGGACGTAGGTTCCCGAACTATCAGCTATCAATGCTATATCATTTTTGTAAACATTGCCATAGTCTGGCGGAAGCGTAAAACGAACATAGAATGCGTTTAATGGGGTTATAAATGCTTTGTTTGGGTAGACAATTTGCCCGTTGTTGTCGTTATAGCCAATGTACTTTTTGTTATGGTCATAAAATCTGGTTTTCACATTTTCAATTTTGGCACTACCTGCGTACACGAAGATATAGGTTGAATTTGGTATAATTGGCGTATAGTTTTTTGAATATATAGCCTCTTTTGAACCTTCGTCATTGCCACTAGATGCGTTAATCGAACCAACTCCCCATACTTCGTCCCACAAATTTCGTCCCTGCTCCACAACGCTCTCAACCCCAGCACTGACAACCTCCCCAGCACAGTATGGGTAGTAATCGGCTGGAAACATTTCCTCAAATTCTTCCACGCTTGTGGGTTCGTTTTCGCTTCCGAACATGGCGGTGAGGTCATAAATCTGTGGCGTGATTGAAAAATCTACAGTTATATTAGAATTTACACGGAACGCAATTGCAATTGTACCATTTCCATCCATTGTAAATATTATGCCTTTGCCGTATTCATGCCACCTATTTCCGCCGTTATCGTTGTAAAAACCCGTACCACTAGACAGCGCAGTAGTATCACTGGCGTGCGAATGGAATAAATATTTATGATTTGAAATTCCGGTTTGTACCGGGGATATCGGTATAAAACAAACCGCTGAAGACGTGCCACTGATATGCAGCGATTTGCTATCAACTTTTGTAGTTGCAATACCATTAGATGTTTTTTCGACAATCTGTGATATCAACTGATTCCAAACAATCGACCTACCGCCCACCGACTTAACCGACATCAATTTACCGCCTGTAGGCACAGTCTTAGCATATGCCGTATTGCTGTCAGTTTCAAACTGGTGCGTGATACCCTGACCAATGGAATACAGTGCGTCCACACGCCTTTTCAGTTCTTTGTCCGTCAGCTTCACAGCAGAAATTTCAGCAGTATTCTCAGCTATCTTTGCAACTGCCGTTACGTAATCCTCAGGCAGGCTGTCAGCCACCGCCTGTGCTGTCTGTGCGGCAGTTTCAGCGGCTGTTCTGTCCTCTGCGACCTTAGTGGCGTTTTCTGCCACTGTAGTTTTGTCAGCTGTCACCTGTTCTGCCAACGTCTGCACCGCCTGTCTGTCTGCCGCAGTGCTGTCTGCATTAGTTTTGGCAGTTTTGGCATATCCTGCCGTTATTGTCTTGTCGGCTTCGACCTGCTGTGCTGCCGTTGATGCTTGAGCTGCTGATACCTTGGCATCATTCTGAGACTTGACTGCCTCAGCACGTGCGGTTTCTGCACCCTGCTTGGCGGTTTCTGCCTGTGTTGCGGACGTTTCAGCCGCTGTCTTTGCGGTTTCAGCACGGCTTGCCGCCTGCGTTGCCGTATCGGCTGATACTCCTGCGGTGGTAGCTGATTTCTCAGCGTTTTCAGCCGCTGTTGTCGCTGTTTCTGCAGCGGTGACGGCTGTCTGCATATCTGCGTGTGCCTGTCTGCCTATGGCATCTATCTTATCCAGTGCGTCAGCTGCCACACTTGGTGACGGGATAGCTGTATCACCGATAGCCGCCCCTATTCGCAGACGGAAAATTCGTGATTTTTTAACTAAAATATACTCGTCGCCAGACAGCTTCTTCGCCGCTATCTGACAGCTGACTGTCTGCGCTGACCGCAAGATATCTGCCGTTGGTGTCCACTGTCCGCCTGTGATATCGACCTCGTACTGAACGCCGTCGCCATAGTCAATAGTCAACACATAGCGGTCTGCTCCGTCTACTGTCAGTCCTTCGACCGATACAGGGCGGGCGTTTGTTTCACCAACGTAGCCCAGTAGGGCAGTGTTCAGTGTTACGTCATAATCTGCATTTAATGTTATCGTCAT